TGTTCGTTGTTGTTGCAAACGGGCATCTGAGGATTTCCGTCTTCCTTCATATACCTTCTGCTCGTTCTCAGCGGACAATTTTCTCCATTGTTCAGGACTGTATGACCCTAGGGCTGTGCTAATATTGCGGGAATCTTGTTGGGACATACTCAATTGCATTGTGGTAGAGAGGTGCGCCACAGCATTATGGAAGCTATTTCTTGGTGTGGGGGTGGCTTAGATGGTTCTCTTTGCTGCGTTGGTTGCGATACGGGAGTATCATATATTACAACTAGATCAGATTGCCAACCATTAGTAGATGCTGGTTCTGCTCAATTTTTTCCAGGAATTTTTACAACTAATTATCCAGGATGTTCTGCAAATGGACCAAATGGAATTTGTTGTTACAAAAATGAAACAGAGCAAATAATTAAACACCCATCACTTGTTAGACTTTGTGATTGTCTACGTATTGCAAATTTAGCAAATGCTGCACCATGGTCCCATTGGCAAATTATTGATGATTGTAACAAAAATATAAATTCAATTAACTGCACTGCTGCATATAATGACCTTGGAGCATGTTGTGATGGACTTGGAAATTGTCAAGATAATACATCAGAAATTAATTGCAATAACACAGGGTTTTGGCAAGGAAAAGGAAAAGTTTGTTCTTATACAGTTTCACCTTCTGGTGCTCCTCCACAAAATTTTGAAAGATGCAAAGGTGGAACTGGTGCGTGTTGCACACCAACTACTTGTGTAGATGTTCCTGATTTTGTTGCGTGTTCAGGTGTTGGAGATTATTTTGGTTGTGGATATACTTGCAACAATCCTACACATACATGTAATCAAAATCCACCACCTCCTCCGCCACAACCACAAGCATGTGAATCGTGCCCTATAGAAGTAACAAATCAGCAAGGTGAAACCATTTATAGAATTAAAAAATATGATATAAATGGTAACGTAAATGGAACTACTGATCTAAGAATAGGAGATTATTTTGCTGGAGGTATTGTTGCTGGTGTATTTAATCCAAATGGAGCAACATGTGTTGGAAATTCAGGAGCATTTAGTGGAATATATGCAGGGTTACCATTAAGTGCATATAGTTCTCAAGATCTTCAATTTGGTACAACAGCACAAAATATATTTAACCAATTAAATGACGGAACTGAAAAACAAGCAGGATTGTATAAAAGTGTTTACGACACTATGGGGTATGGATTCACATTCCCAGAAGCTTCAACCCCAACACACACAAATTGTGATGGTTGGTTATTAATAGTAAGTCCTTACCCTGCTATGATAACAAATACTTTATATTCTACAGATTTTGATACGCCTCCAGTAAATCCAACTTTATTTGCATGTCAACCACTCAGACAAATTCTTCCCGATACACAAAAGACAAGGTTTGCTAGCATAGATTTTGGTGTTGATCCTATTACAAGTGAGTGGTATTATCAAAGAGTTATAAATCTATTCTCATGGAGTCATGGTGGAACTGCACATTGTCCAACAATTCCAAGAAGACTTGAATCAACTTCACCAAATTTATTTGGTGGTATTGTTCAAACAGAATCAGATTTATCTCAATATGAAAATTCATTTTGTACGCAACAATTAAAATCAACTACAATTTATAATGATGGACAATATGGAACACTTTCTGGAAATGGAGGATCAACATATTGGGGAAATGCTACAGCATTTGATGGTTGTTCAGAAATTCCAAATGTATGTACTCCATGTTCAACTTCACCTGTAACACGAACTCGCAGAGGTCAACCTCAAATTTTTACAAGAAATACAGGATACTGGAGTAGAAATTGGGGTCTTATAAATTCTATTCGTTTATTTAGTTCTGAAATTGCTCATTATTATATAAAACCAGGAAATGGATTAGCAACTAATAATGTATTAATAAGTGTTTATAGACAACTTTATGGTGCTACTGGAGAATCTGGAACTGATGGATTTACTGCTGGATTTTTCTTTAACACAGTTCCAGATATGCGAAATGCAAGAACAACAGCAGCAGAAGCAATAAGTGTTTTTAATGCAAGCAATGGTTGGACAGAACCATTTATACAAACTTTACCATTTTCTGAATCATTTGGATATCTTCAAATATCAAGATGGTATCTTCCAAGTATAGATGAATTAGGATTTTTAGCATATCAGTGCACTAATCCAAATGTTAATTTACAACAAAAAATTTTAAATGCAGTTGATAAATTTGGAGCTTCAATTAATGGAATACCTATAGGCATTGACACTCTTGGTGCAACTGGAATGGTTTGGTCTTCCACTGGTACGTTTGATGAAGGTGTTACATTCCAATATATTCAAGACAGAAATGGAGCACCAGTTATAGTTCAAGATCAACAGTATTTTGGTGGACCTACACCAAAACAATTTACAAAAGCATGGGCAATGAGATTTCCAACATTTGATATTTTAAGTCAAGCTCCTGCAAATGTTTCTGATTTTAGCACAAAAAAGGCAGATGATTTAAGAGATAGATATGAAGTAAGACCTGTAAGATTAATTCGTTGTGATCAAAGATTTTATGACGACAGATATAATATTCAAGATGTTCCAGAATTTATTAAAGGATCAGTTTGGTTAGTTCCAAAATTAAGTCCGTCAGTTGTGTGTAATGGGTCTGCACAACCAGTAAATGGGCAAATTGGAAGAATAGATAGTACAAATTACATTACACAAAATCATATATTTTAATTGAGGCATAATGATATACGGATCGTCCAGAGTATCACAAATAATTTTTGGTGAAATCCAAGGAGCAACCAAAGGAAGAACTGGTCCTACTGGTCCTACTGGTCCGACAGGTTCTACTGGAAATACTGGCCCATCAGGAAATATTGGTGTTACTGGAACTAGTATAATTGGAGTTACTGCTTCTGGAACTACTCTTACATTTATAAGTGCTTCTGCATTTTATACATTTAGCAATATTATAGGAATTACTGGTGTTTCTGGAAATGTATCTCCAGTATTTTCTGTTCTTGGATTAGGGCAAGAAATTCAATCTACTCCTCAGTTAAAATCTTCAAATATTCATTATGGATTAAATCCAAAAGATTATTATCCATACTCCGAATTGACAGACGAAACTGTATATTTTAAATCGTTATCAATTGAAGGAACAACTCCAATTCCAATAGCAAATTTTGTTGGAATTAGTGCTGATTCTACTGTAGTTTATTTGTATGGAGCAACTGTTCAAAATGATAATATTCCATTAGGAAATACAGGTGAATTAATTTATGTTAGTGGAGATGCTGGATTTGGAGAAGGTCTATTAAAAGGAAAAGCAGCACCAAATACAAAATATTCTCAAAATGAATTGCAATTAATAATAGATCAAACTTTTTCAAGAGAAGCAATATTTAAAAACAAAAATTGGAATAGTGTAGAAGTTTCTCCTTTTAGACAAACAATATTATTTGATGGAATTAATTACTATGGATCATTAACTGGGGGGTCTTTTGGCACTTCATTAATACAAAATATTCTATTTCCAAAATTAAGATACAACATAAACACTTCTAGATATGAACCCATAAGTTCTAATGAAAATAATTTAGGGTTCACTTTAGGTCAAAGCATTATACTTGGAATAACCAGTGGATTGACATTTGAAAAAATAAACTTCATTAATAGCACTGGAATATCATACTCAAATAAATATTTGCCTCAAAATATTACAAGAAACAAAATTGGTTCCTGTTATTTTTGTAAGACTGATAATCAAAATGTCTGCATTGATTATGTTTCTCAAGATTATTGTCAACAAATATCAGGATCATTTAGTACAAGTTCTTGCGTAGATAGAGTCATAAATTCTGATTATGCTGATGAAGGTGCTTGCTGCATCTATAATATTGATACCAATTCAACAAGATGTTTAAACACAACAGCAGCAAGATGTCAAGAATTTGGTGGTGTATTTAATGAAAATAAAACATGTTCAAATGTTTATGTTAATGGTTCTATTTTCACATGTCCAACAGATATTTGCACTTCATCAACTTATCAATTAGGAAAATGTTGTGTTTATGGTAGATGTTATAATTTAACACAAGGTGATTGTTTATCAATACCAACTGCTCAATTTATAACTGGAGGAACATGCCAATCAGAAACATCAGATCCTGCTTGTTGTTCAATTTATGATATATCAGGTGCATGTTGTACTGGTGGAAACTGTACAGATTTTGTTTTAGCACAAAATTGTGATGGTGTATTTCAGGGAGCAGGAACAAGATGTTCAGAAGTAAATTGTTGTGGATATTCTTTCTCTGATAATTATTTTAAAGGTGTTTGCGCAAACGCCTGCAAAGCATTTGGTTCTCAACAAATTTACTCTTGTTTAAGACCAGGAGATAAATTTGCTGGTGGTTATTTTGTTGGATTTATTGGAATGCCAAATCCATGTCAACCATTTGTTGATCCAGGGTTAGCTTATGGAGAACCATTGGAATGTATGATTTTTCCAAGAGGAAATCTAACTAATGTTCCAAATTGGTATTTAAAAACATGCAAAGGAATAAGTGGAGAAGATAATTCTGGAAACATTGATTATTTTGCAAGAACACACCCAACAACTCTTCCAAAGAACGCTTTAGATTCAAGATGTATACTAAAAGCAGGAGTTCCATTTGTTCAACAGGCATATGCATTAGATGGAATTACTTGGCCATCTGAAAAGATGTTTGTTGGTGGATATGGATACAATGCAAATAGAGGAGCATATTCGTATACATTAGTTGGTTCTGGTTTAGCAGTTGAATACTTAGACAATAATACAGAAACACTATACAAATATCTTGCATCAAAAGTTTATGGTACAAATAATATACACATAATGTGGGCATTGATTGTTGCCCCAGAGGATGTTGAAGTTTCTTCATCACCACAAGGAGAAACTGGTGGATCTAGAGTTGTCAGTTGGGGAATGTTACAAGGATTCCACAAACCAAATTTAGATGGTTCTCCAAATAGAATTGTTTTAGAAGAAACACCAACATATCCAGTTGATGGATTACTTTCAACAAGAATTCACGATTCATCTTCAAAAAATAATCCAGATATTTGGTTCCGCAGTAGTAGTGGAACAGATAGTAATGCATATTTAAGATTTTCTTTTGGAAATGGTTCAGCATGGGGACCAAGAACATTAGAATCTGAAATAATTTCAAATAAAGAAAAATTTAAACAAGCATATAATGAAATGTGGAATGATAGCAATCAATTGACTTCAGCAATACGACAAATTTCTATAATGAATGAAATTGGAACTCATGGGTATAATGATTGGTATATTCCAAGTATAATAGAATTGAATTATATCTACAACAATGCTGCTGATTTAAATGCATCTATGGCATTAAACGGAGATCAAGTTTTTTCTGGAAAAGAGTATTGGTCTTCAACCAGTGTAACTAGATTGAAAAATTGGGATTCATTAGATCCTCTAAATAAAGACAATTATAGTCTTGAAAATATAGATTCTCAACTAGAACCATATTTAGCAGATAACAGATTGACAAGCACCAATAATAGTTTTGGATTAAACAAAGATAATGCATATAAATTTACAATGTCAGTTGCAAATGGTCAAAAAATGCTAACTCAAGTTTTTGACGATCCATCTCCAAATTTAATGGGCATGATTAAATCACAACATAGAAGTTCTAGAGTTGCAAATTTAAGACCAGTTAGAAGAATACCACTTGTAGTTACTTGCAATAATTTTTACTACAGCACAAGTATTCTAAATAATTATTGGTCTTCGGGAACAACTGGTTGTTCCTCATGTTTAGATCATATTGAAGGAATGTGTTAATATATGGCAGCACCAACACCACCAAATAATTTAATTGGTAGTAGTCCAATACTAAGTTACCAAATAAAAGGAAAAACTGGTAATACTGGACCAAAAGGAAATACTGGTGGAACTGGTCCAACTGGTGGAACTGGTCCAACTGGTGGAACTGGTCCAATTGGAATTTATTTTACAAATTCTACTGTTGTTAATGCAAATCAATTACTCATAACATTTTCTGATGGTTCTACGGCAAACGTATACGGCACATTTAGAGGAAATACGTATGCTGATCAAACTATAAACTTAGTTAAAGGATCAAATACAGCAGGAACTACTATTGGAATAAGTTATGGAATTCTTAGAGATGTTGTTGGTGGAACATTTAATTTTAAAGGAATATGTGCATATGGTTCTTTAAGAGTATCATTAACAGGACCAGCAAATGAATATATTTCTGTAGATACAATTTATTGGGGTGATAATATTATTGGAAATTATGACCCAACAACAATGTCAACAGGAAAGATGACGTATCTTGGAACAACCAAGAGAGTTTATGGTGCGGGATTAACTCATTCAGAAATTACTACAGAGGGAATTTCAAAGGGTCTATGTGGAGCATTTGATTTTACATTTAAACAATATGATGGAACTCTAGATGATACCACTACACACTTAAATGCTGGATCTAGAATATTAAATGTTGGACCAATTAAAAAGGGAGCACTTGTTGGATTTACTGGAGGTGCTGGTGTTTCTGGTGCTGGAACAACATCTGGTATATTTTTAGATGCTAATGCTGCTGGAACTTTTGTTTTATACACTCCAATTGGAATTCGAGGAATTAGTGGTCCATTTAGAAATAATGAAATTAATTCAATTACATTATTAATAAATTCAGATGATGTTTGGGCATTTCCAGAAAATGTATATTTTGAACCAGATGAAAACTATCTTTCATGTGGAAAAAACATAATAGGGTTAGTTACTTATGATGGTGGTGAAACTTGGTTAGCAAGTGTTTCTCATCGTGGGCATGGTGTTGAAAATGCACAAACTGATTGTATACCTGGTTATTTGTTTGGGTCATGTTGTTACTATAATGCAGACGGAACTTTAAACTGTTTAGATTATACAACAAGAAACACTTGTGATAAATTATTTGGAACATTTAGTCCGTCTAGATCATGTCAAGACTCTTGCGGATCAGTAAATAGTATATGTTGTGCTGGTGGAAATTGTATTGAAAATATTTCTGTTACTCTTTGTGAAAAATTTGGTGGACAATATTGGGACAACGTATCATGTTCTGGATTTAACCCAGCAGGTAGCAATTTTCCTCTTGGTGATTTAACAGAAATAGAGTTAAGAGCACAAGGAAGATTTTGTTATGATAAATGTGCTCCAGAACAAACAGTTTGTTGTAAAAATGGTAGATGTTTAGGAAATTATACAAGAGCTCAATGTGAATTAATTCTTGGTGGAAAATCTATCACAGGTGCTTCATGTTCAGAAGTTAATTGCTGTGATGGTGGTTCTGTTGGTGGTGCTTGTTGTGTTTGCAATGCAAATGATTTTACTTGTTTTGATAATTTAACTGTATCCGAATGTAAAAATCTTGGTGGTTCCTACATGGGACCAAACAAAACATGTTCTGACGTTAGTTGTGGATGTGTCTGTTCTGGTGCGGAACAATATGGTGCGTGTTGTTCAACAGATACATTGGGATATTGTTGTGTTGAAAGACCAAATGATATTCCAGGCGATCCCCCATATTTTGGTTGTGTTCAATCAACTTATACTGATTGTTCTAATAATCCAGGAGGTCGTGGTTGGAGTCCAACATTAGAAATCTGTCAAGCAAATTGTGGAAGTGGCGGATCTATTTGTAATAGCTTTCCAAATCCAATACAATGTTGCAGATATCGTAAAGAAACATTACAAACTCCTGGACAACCTGATCAGTTGTGTTTAGTTTTTGATCAAGCTGGGTGTTATCCATCATGTGAAGCATGTATTAATAGTGTTATTAACACTCCAAACTATATTGCATTTTGCAGAGGTTTATCAGAAACATGTGATGCATCATTTTGTTTTGGTGGTAGTGGTGGACCCACTCCATGGCAAGGTGGAGGAGCATAAAAATGGGATTTTGTTGCATAAGTTGGTTTGGTGACAGCACTCTAAGACAATGTTACTCAGGATTTACGCAACCTTTGTGTGAAAATTTTCCACTGGGAACTGGAGTCTATTATAATACATTAACAGAATGTAGAAATGGATGTGGATTGGGATCGCCTCAAAATCCCACTTGCACATTTGGTCCAAGAAGTCAATGTAGTAATGGAACATTTAGTCCAGGTGTTCCATGCACAGCATCAACTTGTGTTCCAGAAGGAGGTGCTACACCAGAATCTGGTGGTATCTGTTGCAAAAATGGAACATGTATTACAACCGCAACAAATAAAGCTGGATGTGATGCAGTTTGTGGACATTGGTTGTCAACAATAGATGTTCAGGCAATTGGATTTAATTTAAATACAACTTATCAATTTGGATCAGATCCAAATGATTGTCAATTTTGCTCTTATGCTCGACCAGTTTTAACTATTTCTGATATTGGTTCGTGTGATCCAGCAATAGGAATTCATCCATATACAATGACAACAGATGAAATTTGTGTTAATACTGATCCTATACTAATTCCAACAGCATCTAGTATAAAAACTGATCTTTTATTTAATAACTTCAATTTACCTACAGTTTACACATCACTTGATGGTGTAGTCAAATCTGCTAGAAATATATTAGTAGAATTGTTATCATGTCCATTGTCGCCAAATACAGAATCTTCATATTCTTACATGGCAAATCAAATTTTAAATCAATGGTACAATAACAATATAAATTTATTCAGCAATTGTACATCAAGTTGTTGCACATGCCCTGGTGGATTTGGATCTATTCCAGTATGCGATACTCCATATGGAGGATCAACAAATTTAACATTTGATCAATTATGTAATAAAGAATATTGCCCAGCAGGTTCGTTTCCTGGAGATACCACCGTTCCTTGTGGTGGACCAAATCAAGGTGCTGGTGGTCCTGGTGGTGGAGGATCTTCGTCTTGCTTTACATCTCTTGGTTATTGCAATGAACTTCCTGGAGCACAATGTGGAAATTGTGTTCCCACATCATATACAAATGAAACTGTAAGAAACGTTATACTTGTAATAAATAATGTTGAAGTTTGTGTTCCTGTTGCGTGTGGAGATTGTATTGGGTATCAATTCTGTGGTGGAGCAAGTTAATGTCATCTATTCAATTTAGATCAAGAATAAAACCAGCATTTAATTATTCCAGTGCAATTAATAGTTATGGAGTATGCTGTGGCATTACTGGAAATAATAAAACAATAAAATCATTTACAGAATGTTTCAATGAAGGTGGGCACTTTATTCCAACGCCAGATGGAAACACTGCGGCAGCAATTTGTCCTGAACCAGATACTCGTCTTGGATGTTGTTGTTCTTGCCAATATGTTGCTTCTGGTCAATTAAATCAAGTTCCAACATTAACTAACGATGGATCTGTTGTAACTGGTCAATCTCCTTTGTTAACAAGTGGATTCACTGGAAATGTTGCAAGATGTGATTGTGAAAGAAAAGGTGGAAAGTGGAAAGAAGGACCATGCCCAGATACGTTAAATGATATTATTGGATCTGACAGTTATTGGAAAAATTATTGTTTGCAAGGAATAACAATAGATAATAACTTTAGATTAATTGATGCACGATCACCAAGATCCTGCTGTCACCTAGAGTTTGATTCAGAAACTGGATGGCCTACAACTATAATTTGCAAAGATGTTTGTACACCAAAAGATTGTGGTGATTTATCAACTGAAACATATCCATCTATTTTTGGACCAGGTAGATGCTCTATACCTTTATATGAAGGACAACCAACAACAAATTGCATTAGCAATACAAATTCATCATTACTTGCAACAAGATCAACTTCATATCAAGGATTATTTTTAGGATCATGTTATACTCTTGGTCCTTCTGGTGATGGATTAGCATATCAGTGTTCAATAACACCAGAATCGCAGTGTTCTGGGTATTGGGTTGTACAGCAAAATCAACAAACTCCATATTGTATAACAGATTATAGACCATCTGATCCTGTAAAAATTAATGGACGATATCAACCACAAGTAATGACCGAAACAACATTTGATTCTTTTGGATTATCTGTTGGAGATAATTTTCAAGGTGGAATTTATATTGGAAAATTTCAAACTCCAAATTTTGGATCGACAAGCATAGTGTATGGAAATATTAATTTTGGCGATCCTGTAGAAGCAAGATATTCGCCTTTTGATAATATTGGAGATTCTTATTCTAAATGGGCATTGATTGTTGATGAAATCCCATATACTGTTTCATTTTTAAATAGTGCAGAAAATACTTCGTATGACACATCTCTTTTTGATGGATACTATAACATATATGGAAATGGCACTAATTTTTATGGAATTCAAACTGCGTTAGCAAATACCTTAAGATATCAAAATAGATATGGGTTTATAGACTATTATCTTCCATCAATTTATGAATTGCAATTTTATGCTGCATATTTAAAAAGAAATAATGTAACAAACCTTGGAGTTATTCTTTCATCTAGCATGTTTAACACTAAATACATTGGGCAAGGTAATAGTACATTGGTTGGTATAAATAGTTTTGTGTATGGTCAAGTAATAGATCCATCAAACTCTATAAATTATCAAACTATATTACTAAATTCTAAAAATTTATATACTGCATTCTTTTTCAGGAGAATAGTGTTAACATAAGGACTATATTATGGGTTGCAATTGCAATAAAAATAAAGGTAATGAACCTCCTCAACAATCAACTAATCAACCAACAGAACCACAACAAGAAGTAACTTTTAGAAAACAAGAAGTAGTTCCTCAAGGGTTGCTAAAACAAAAACTTACAATGATGCAAAGTTTTGCAATGGCAATTACTTCCCGTGGATTAAATAACGAAAAAGTAACAAAACCAGTTAAACAGTTAAGAGTTCTTTCTTGTTTCGGAAATCAAGGACAAGGTGGAGTTCTTCCTCCATGTGAGCATTTAAAACAAAGTTCAACTCCTGGTAAGTTTTTTTGTGGAGGGTGTGGTTGTGGAGATCGTAAAGGAACTTGGTTGATGTCTGAAGGTGATGAATACAGTAAACTCGACTATCCAAAATTATCCTGTCCGTTACAAATGCCTGGATTTACAAATTATGATAAATCAAAACCAGAAGAAGCAGTTCCTCCAATTACTAGAAGGTTTTATATTGAACAATTGCCATACAAAGAAATTGAAAAAATACCAGTTTCCTTACATGAACCACCAGTAACACCCCCATCAGATTCTACAAAATAACAAAAAAATTCTCCTTATAAATACTATAAGGAGAATTTTTTATGGCATCGGCAACGATAAATTCAAGAGAAACTTTAATAGAGTACGCTCTTCGTAATCTGGGTCATCCAGTCATACAAATAAATGTTGATCAACAACAGTGTGAAGATCGTTTAGACGAAGCACTTCAATACTTTGTAACTAGACATTACGATGGTGTTGAAAAAATGTATTTTAAATACCAAGTAACACAAACAGATTTAGATAGAGGGTTTATTTACGTATCAGATATTGATAATCCAGCAGACGATCCAACTGGACCAAAGGGAGAGAATATTGTATCTATAGTTAAAGTATTTAGATTTGGTACATTATCAGGTGTTAATATGTTTGATGTTAGATATCAATTAGCACTTACTGACTACTTTGGAATCAATCGTGGGTTAAACGGAAGTCAATCTACACCTCTTGCTGGATATCAAGTGACAATGAGTTACATTAACTTACTTTCAGAATTTTTTAGTCCAGAGAAAGGAATTCGTTTTAGTAAAGTAACTGATAAAATTTATGTTGATGCGCTCAATCAAGACATTCCTGCTGGTCACTATCTTATAATCGAAGCATATGCCGCACTTGATCCAGAAATTCATACAAAAATTTATAATGATCGTTTACTTAAAAAATATGTCACTTCTCTAATTAAGCGACAATGGGGAGCAAACATGTTAAAGTATGATGGTGTTCAACTGCCAGGTGGAATTCAATTTAAAGGTCAACAAATATTTAATGATGCTATTGCAGAAATTGTAGCAATAGAACAAGAATTTGAAAGATCTTACGAACTACCGATAGATTTTATGATCGGATAAAAAATGGCAACAAATCCATACTTCAAAGAATATGTTGGAGAACAAGATCTACTTCACGATCTAACCATTGAAACTATTAAAGCAATGGGTAGAGACATGATCTATTTACCAAGAGAGTATTTAAATAGAGATCTTGTTTTTGGTGAAGATGTATTATCTAAATTTAAAGATTCTTATACGATTGAAATGTATATTCAAAATGTTACCGCATTTAATAATCAAATGAACATTATCAATAAATTCGGTATCAACATTACAGATAAAATTACATTACAATTGGCAAAAAGAAGATTTGATGAAGAGATAACAGCAAATGATCCTAATATTAAAACTCCGAGAGAAGGAGATTTAGTATATTTTCCATTTAACAAAAGCCTTTTTGAAATTAATTATGTTGAAGATAAGATGCCATTTTTTCAATTTGGAATTTTAACAACATACACACTCACATGCGAACTCTTTACCTATTCCTTTGAAGAGATACAAACAGGTATTGATAACATCGATGAGGTCGAAGAAAAGAGAAAATATAATATGTTTTATTTTCAAATTTCTGGAGCACCCATCACGGGATCTACTACGTTTAAAAGAGGAGATAAAATTTATCAGGTATCGGGATTGACTGGTGCTGGCGTAACATATCCCAATGCTACAGCAGAAGGTACAGTAGTAGAATTAACAGGTGCATATGCGTATGTTAAAGGAATAAGTGGTACTTTTGTCACAGGTCCAAGTGGATTCGAATCTGTAAAGAGCAATACATCAAATACAGAATATTATCTTCTCAATTACATTATCAGTGATGTTAATCTTTCAATTGATCCAATTGCTGGTACTGATGAAATTGAAAATGATATTTACGCTGAAGCAGCAGATAAAGAACTTAATTTTAACAAAAATAATCCATTCTCAGAGGAGTGTTCATAATGTTTGGAGCAAATCAAGCATTTTATAATGAATCTATTAGAAAAATTGTATTGACATTTGGTTCTTTATTTGAATCAATTTATGTTATTCGTAAAAATGAAGATGGTAGTGAAAAGGAAAAGATTAGAATTCCTTTAAGTTATGGTGCTAAGGAAAAGTTTATTTGGAGACTTTCACAAGAAAGCAGTTTGTCTAAAAACTCAAGAGTACAAACAGTTCTTCCAAGAATGGGATTTGAAATAACATCGATGTTATATGATCCTAGTAGAAAATTAAATAGATTAACACAAAGATCAAATATAGTTGATGGTGTATATAAATCTACATTTGCAGAGGTTGCATACAATATTAATTTTAGTCTTTATGTTTTTACAAGACATATGGATGATATGTTACAAATTATAGAACAAATTCTTCCGTATTTTGCACCAGAATATACAGTTACAATCAAAATGAATGATTTACATCAATCTGTTGATGTTCCTTTTGTTTTAAACAACGTTGTTTTAAATGAGGATTTTGAAGGTTCTTTTGAAAATAGAAGAGCATTAATTTCTACTTTTGATATTACTGCAAAAACTTACATATATTCAAATATATGTGGATCTACTGGTGGAATTATAGAAAGAACAGATATCAATTTCTATGATGGAGAGGATACTGTTGCTGGAAGCGTTTATGTTGGTGATGTTGGATATACTGGTGATTATATAACTGGATCTATAACTGAAGTGACTGGAAATTGGCCATGAATGAAGAAAAAATAACAGCAGAAGAAAAATTAGCAGAAGTTCTTAATATTGAAATTACTAAAGAAGAATCTACTCCAATTATTAAAAGTGAATCTTTTGTTAAAGAAGTCAAAATAAAAAGAAAAGATCAAGTGCGACAGGATTATGATTCCGCTCGTAAAAATATGAAAGAACTCATAAGTCGTGGGTTTGAAGCATTAGATGGAATAATGAGGGTAGCAGAAGCAGGGGATTCTCCCAGAGCATATGAGGTTGCCTCTATTCTTATGAAAACTGTGAGTGAAATAAATACAGATCTAATGGACATCCACAAGACAACTGCTGATGCTTTAGGCACAAATAAAGTTGTTAAGAACACTACAAATAATTCAATTTTTGTTGGATCGACTCGCGATCTTCAAAACCTTATAAATCAATCGCGTAGTCAACTAAAAGCAATACCAACGGAAGAAGTGGACAATGACAGCTAAAAAAGATGGTTATCTTGGAAATCCAAATCTTAAACCAGTAGGAGTCCAACAACAATTTACACCAGAACAAGTCAAAGAGTACATCAAATGTGCAACCGACCCTGTACACTTTGTTGAAAAATATGTAAAGATTGTTGCGGTAGATAAAGGTCTTGTTCCCTTTGAAATGTATGATTTTCAAAAAGATCTTATTGATAAATTACATGGTAATCGTTTTGTTATAGGAAAACTTCCCCGTCAGGTTGGAAAAACAACAACGGTAGGTGCGTATCTTTTACATTATGTGCTGTTCAACCAAAACATGAATGTTGCCATTCTTGCAAACAAACAATCTACTGCTATTGAAATTTTAGGTAGAATTAAAATGGCGTATGAATATCTGCCAAAATGGTTGCAGCAAGGTGTAATTGAATGGAACAAAGGATCCATCGTTCTGGAGAATGGGTCTAGAATTTTAGCAGCAGCAACCTCCTCATCTGCTATTCGTGGTGGATCTTTCAACTGCATTCTCTTAGACGAGTTTGCTCACATTCCCACACAAATTGCAGAAGAGTTTTTTACATCAGTTTATCCAACAATTACATCTGGTCAATCTACCAAGATGTTTATCATCTCCACCCCCAATGGTCTTAATATGTTCTATTATTATTGGAAGGGTGCTATAAACAATCAAAACGGATATGTACCATTTGAAGTTCACTGGAGTCAGGTTCCAAAATACCCAGGTGGTCCTCTTCGCGACGATCAGTGGAAACGAGAAATGATTAGTAAAACTTCTGAGAAGCAGTTTGAACAAGAGTTTGAATGTGACTTCTTGGGAAGTTCAAATACTTTAATATCAGCAGATAAACTTCATACCTTGGTTTATTCAAAACCAGTTTTAAGAACCAAGGATGGTATGTCAATATATCAAGAACCAATACGAAAAGATTCAGATAATGAAAAATCGCATGATCATTTATATTTTATCACTGCCGATGTCGCAGAGGGTCAAGGAAAAGATTATACTGCGATGACTGTAATAGATGTGACCAAATTTCCATACAGAGTGGTTGCAGCATATAGAAATAATACAGTATCACCATTACTATTTGCTTCAGTAGTTAAAACAGTTGCAAAAAAATACAATAATGCTTATGTTTTAATAGAAGTTAACAGTATTGGAACAGAAGTTGCAAATATTTTACACACAGATTTAGAATATGAAAATATAGTAAAAACGGCAATGATGGGTCGTAAAGGTCAGATTATAACTGAAGGGTATGGACCTGTTAAAAAAGTTCAAATGGGTGTCAAGACTTCAGTTTTGACTAAAAAAATAGGATGTCAGGTTCTTAAAAATTTAATAGAAGAAGATAAACTTATTGTAGAAGATGCCGACATAATCTCAGAATTTACAACATTTATTTCAAAAAAACAAAGTTTTGAAGCAGAAGATGGTCACAATGATGATTTAGT